GTCAAAATTGATATGGTTGGAACTAATCAAGCACAACCACCATTCATTAAAGATCTTAGAGCTATCGCACTTGCATAATGGAAGAAGAAATTGAACTAATCCCCGTTGAAGGTAAGTCTGGATTTTATCGAGACCCTGAATCAACAGCGATTATTAATTGTGACAAAAAGGCGTATTCGGATTATATGAAACGCAAAAAAATCTCAAAAACTAAAAGTAATGAATTGAATAAAATGAAAGAAGACCTTGATAATGTAAAGGGTGAATTGGGAGAAATCAAAGGTCTTTTATCTACTCTTGTTCAAAAACTAAATAATTAGAAAAATGGCACAACAACAGGTAATCACTTTTGATCCAGATGTTGCCGTTCCAATGGGTGTAAATCTTACCATATTTTCTGGTGCTGATTTTAACACTACATTTACAGTAAAAACTTCTGCTGGTTCTAGTATAGATTTTTCCAACTATACAGGAAGAAGTAATATGAAGAAATCTGCGATTGGAACTGCAAATACTTTTGGCGTGACTCTTGGTGACACAAATGGAAGAATAACTCTTTCTATGGGTTCGACTGTTACTAGAAGTTTATCTGAAGGTAGATATCTATATGATATTAACGTAAGTTCTGGTTCTACTTTCTTTAAAGTTATAGAGGGTAATGTGCTTGTCAGAACAGGTATTTCAACTTAGAGGTGAAGAATGGCTCAACCAAGTTCCAGAGAAGGATTAATAGATTACGCAAAAAGACAGCTTGGATTTCCTGTCTTAGAGATTAACGTTGCAGATGAACAGTTTCAAGATCTGTTAGATGATGCTATTCAGATATATCAAGAGAGACATTATGATGGCATCGCAAGAATGTATTTGAAATACAAAATTACACAGGATGATATTGATAGAGGACAAGCAAGAGGAGGAGATTCAACTTTAGGAATCACAACAACTACTACAACATCAACGGTAGGATTATCTACAACTTTTAATATAGAGGAAAATAATAATTACATACAGATGCCTCCATCTGTGATCGGAGTCAATCAGATATTTAAAGTTAGATCTGATACTGTTTATGATGGTTTATTTAACATTCGTTATCAATTGTTCTTGAATGACTTATATGCCTTTGGATCTATTGATCTTCTTCAATATGCAATGGTTCAAACTAAACTTGAGGATATTACTTTCTTATTAAATCCAGATGTAAGATATCGATTTAACATTCGTCAGGATCGTCTTTATATTGATGTTGATTGGGCGCAGATAAACAAGGATGATTTCTTTGTTATTGATTGTTTCCGAATATTAGATCCAGATGATTTTACAAAAGTTTATAACGATCAATTTTTGAAAAGATATTTCACTGCGTTATGTAAAAAACAATGGGGTATGAATTTGATTAAGTTTCAAGGTGTTCAATTGCCTGGCGGTATTCAGTTAAATGGTCGTCAGATATATGACGATGGTGTCAGAGAACTTGATGAGATAAGATCAAAAATGGCTACTGATTATGAGATGCCTCCACTTGATATGATTGGATAATGTTAAATCCTTTTTTTCTACAAGGTTCTCAAGGAGAACAAGGTTTAGTACAGGACTTAATTAATGAACAATTAAGGACGTACGGCCTTGACTGCCATTATATTCCTCGTAAGTTGATGACATCAAGAACAATCATGAAAGAAGTGGTTGAGTCTAGATTTGATCAGGCCTTTCCTCTTGAGGCATATTTGATGAATGTTGATGGATATGCTGGTCAGGGTGATATACTTACAAAATTTGGCGTTAGGGTTACAACAGAGGCGACATTTGTTATTTCTAGAGAGAGATTTGAGGAATCTGTTGCACCATTCTTGGAACAACAAGAAGATGATTATGAGATATCAAATCGTCCAAGAGAAGGTGATTTGTTATTCTCTCCTTTAGGAAAAAAATTATTTGAGATCAAATATGTAGAATTTGAAAAACCAAACTATCAATTAAGAAAGAACTATACATATCAACTTACATGTGAAGTGTTTGAGTATGAGGATGAGGTTATTGATACAAATGTCAATACTATTGATCAAGTTGTTCAAACAGATGGTTATTCTGCAAGACTCATATTATCTGGTGTCGGTGCTACTGCAACTGCGAACACAACTCTTAATTTTGGCACAGTTCAACAAATATTTGTGCAGAACGATGGTTACGGATATCTTACTGCACCTACTGTTTCAATCAGCACATCACCTGGCGTAGACGCAACTGCGGTTGCAATCATGACATCTAGATCAGGTATCGGAACTGCTAAATCTATAGACAAAATTCTTTTAATCAATCCTGGCAGTGGATACATCGGAATACCCACTGTAACCGTGCCAGGCACTGGTATAGCGACTGCTGGCATCACTACTCTAGGTTCTGTAGGTATCGTTACAATTACATCTGGTGGCTCTGGTTACACCACTACACCAAATGTTGCGATTACCACTGCACCATCAGGAGGAACTGATGCAACTGCTGAGGCTGTAATGGTTGGTGGAACGATTAGTGCAATCAGAATCAGTAACGCTGGTAGTGGATATACGACTGCACCAACGATTACAATCGGTGCTGCAACATCAATAGGTGATGGAAATTATATCTTTAATGAAACTGTTCAAGTATCATCAGATTCTTCAGAAACTGCAAGAGTCAAAGTATGGGATGAAGGATCTCGAACTCTTGATGTTGGTATGTTAACTAAGATGCAATTCCAAGTTGGCGAGAAAATAAAAGGACTCGAATCTGGTGCAGAATATGTAATATTATCTGTGAGTTATGATCAACCAAATGATTATCCAAATGGTGAATATAATGCTAATCAGTATAATGATAATGCAGCATTTGAAACAGAAGCGGATGCAATTTTAGACTTCTCAGAAGGCAATCCGTTCGGAACATTCTAAATAGTTAGAAAGCTTTGATATGTTAGGTACTTATTTCTATCATGAAATATTAAGAAAGACAGTTATCGGCTTCGGTACTCTCTTTAATAATATTAACATTCGACACAAGGATGCGAGTGGAACAAATTTTAGTGTCATGAAGGTGCCATTGGCTTATGGGCCAATGCAAAAATTCTTGGCAAGAATTCAACAACAACCAGATTTAAACAGAGAGATTGCAATAACTCTTCCAAGATTATCTTTTGAGATGCAGGGAATACAATATGACCCAACTCGTAAGACTGGAATTGCACAGACTTTTCTTGCAAAAAGTGGAACAACTGCAAAGAAAGTTTATATGCCTGTCCCTTACAATGTTGGATTTGAACTTAGTATCATGGCTAAGTTAAGTGATGATGCGTTACAAATATTAGAACAGATAGTTCCTTATTTTCAACCATCATTTAATATTACAATTAACTTGATAGATTCGATTGGTGAGAGAAAAGATATACCGATTATTTTAGAAAGTATAAATCAAAGTGATCAGTATGAAGGAAGTTTTGAGACTCGTAGAACTATTATTTACACCTTATCATTTACCGCAAAAACTTATCTATTCGGGTCAGTTGCGGATGATCCAGCAGGTCTTATCAAGAAAGTTGACGTTGATTACTATGGTAGCACAAATATTAAAACTGCAAAGAGAGTTCAAAGATACAGTGCGACACCTCTTGCTAAACAAAATTATGATGACGACACAGCGACAGTTCTTGATGGTGCTATCTCTGAGAAGGTTACACAGTTTAAAGTTAGTGCAACTACCGATTTAGCTGCAAATCAAAGAATCATCATTGATACTGAAATCATGAAGATTAGAAGTATCAGTGGTCAGAATGTAACTGTATTCCGTGCTCACGATAATACGGTTGCTGCAAAACATGAACACAATGCAACCATTGGTGTTCTTAGTGCGACTGACAACACATCAATTGAATTTGGTGATGATTTCGGTTTTGATGAAATGTCATCATTCTTTAGTGATGGTAAGGAGTTCAGTCCTTCACAAGGTATAGACATCTAGGAGAGTTATGAAAAATTTTGATTCTATCGAGGAAGCACTTAACGTTGATACAGAGGTCGTAGAAAACGATAAGATTGAACCTCGAAAGAATCAACTGAAAAAGACGATGAATATAGTCATGCAAATTTATTTTCGCACGTTGAGAAAGGACAAGAAGCAGTGAATGGTATATTAGAATTGGCTCAGGAGTCGGATTCTGCGAGAGCAT